GGGCCGCAGCTCAGATCCATACTGATAACAGGTATCGCCTCGGCATCTTTGAAGTGGGTTTTGCTCAGCTTCTCGTTCGGATCGATCAACTCCATTTTGCATTCCGCATTCCGACACTCCCTCGCCACGCAATCATTCTTCGTCTGACAATGCGGACACAACCGAGACGACCAGAAGTGTTCGCAGCGCTTCTTGGTATTGCGATCCATCGAAATACACCGCCTGGCATGCATCGAATTTTCTTCGCCGCACTCAGGGCACAAGATCGTTTCGTGCTGCTTCTTGGCGCGCTCAAGTTCGGCTTGTTCTAGGACTGGGTTTTCGTAGAGTTTGCCGAGGCGATCCATGACTCCTGCGAAGTCCAAGATTAGAGCATCCGGCTTGTCGCTTGCAGCAATCAGATCCTTGCGCTCTTCGGCGGTCAATGCATCTCGTTCGATCATTGGCATTTCATCGGGTCCGATCAGCAGGCGTAGGACTCGGCCAATAGCCTGGGTCAATAGCGTCAATGTCCCAATCGGCCTTAGAAAGCAAAGGGTGTCCCACCACGGGACGTTGATTCCCGTGGTCAGGACACCCACATTTACTGTGAATTTTATCTCTCCGGTCTGGGCGGCTTTAAGGATGCGTGTCTTGTCTTTCTCTGGAGTCGAGTCGACCACTAAGCCTACCCATTCATCAGGCACGCCAAGCATAACCAGCATTTTCGCGATGTTTCTCGCGTGACGCTTGGTGGAGGCAAAGATTAGAACACCCTTGCGCTTGCTTGAAATAGCGATTACTTCGCGGAGAATTTCAGCAAGCAACTGCTCGGATTCAGTGAGTCTGTTTAATTCCTTTTCGTCGTCAACAGTCCAATCGACAGAGCTAAAGTCGTAGCCGTGCGCGATAGGCACGCCAAATTGCGGACCTACAATCCAGCCGCCATCAAGCATGGCTTCGGTGCTGATTACGCCATTGCCCACGCCACCTTCTGGATAGAAGGGATCGCTAGGTTCAATAGAGGCGAACTTCTGCCAGAATGGACCAATGATTGAATCGATGCCTCTGAATGGAGAGCCGGTCATACCAACAACACGAAGGTGCGGGCGCAGTCGATAGAAGTGCAGTAGTGTCTTCATGAACTGCGAACTAGGATCGTCCCAGCCAACTTGATGGTTTTCATCAATAATGATCAGATCTGGCAGCCATGGCTTGTCGGCGGCGAATCGAATATCCAAAGCCCTGGCAATCGTCCCTTCGCTGCCGTAGACAACGTCGTAATAGAGTGACTTCCTGCCACCGAATGCCGATGCCGAATAGACGCTGTTCTTCAGGTCGATTGACCAGCCAGCCTCTGAGTCCTGCTCAACAAGGATACCGGCACGAGCCATGACAAGAACGCGGACGCGGTTGCCTCTTGCGATTCCAGCAGAGTGAACGGCTTCGGCCAAGTGGGCGACCATGAGGCTTTTCCCGGATGATACTGAAGCGGTCACGCAAAGAGGCGGATGAATGCGTAGCCCTTCGAACTCGATTGTTTGCTTGGTGCGCATGTGTTTTAGGCATGCGGCCACTACAGGTCGCTGGAATGAAAGTAACATCGCTATATCCCTATCTTGTGAATATTTTCTGGCAAGTATCGGATACGAAGAGCTGCCGCAACTCTCGGGTCTTCCTGAATCGCAGCATATGCCATTGCATGGGCATGCTTTGTTTTTCGCCACGCCTCATGAGCAATATTAGGGCAATCAAAACTGCCTAAGTACTCAGGCTTTCCAGTGAAAGGATTGCTGCACGAAGCTCTAAACCTTCCATTCTTTTTAATGCGACTTACGCCAATAGGCCAGTCGCCTCTGCCAGCCCGATGATCAGTTAGAAACATGTTTATTGAGTTTTGGATGAGTACGCATGTATCTTGCGAATACAGCTTATTCCCAGGCTTCAACAAATCCTTATCGACCTCCATGCCCTGCCATTTTTGGCGCATCATCCATCGTCTAAAATTAGAGAATTTTATCCATTCACTCGCAACTATACATTCGGTGTATGTGCCTTGTAATTTATGGCACTTATCCGAATAACATCTCCTGAGAATTCTTTCCCAAGCTTTATATGCAGGACAAATCCACAAGACCTTCCCGCCAGACCTCTTGGATACCGGGGTATCAGAATCATTTATTCCAACCCCGTAAACTAATTTGTCCTTTTTTCTCTTTCGCATATTTCCGCCCAATAAAAAAGGCTTGAGGATCACAGTCATCGTTTCCGATGTTGGCGGACGGGGAATGAACCCGCACTGTGATCTTCAAGCCTCCATTCGATTTGCACCCGCCAAGGTGACTGGTAAATTCTACCCCGCCCAAACCCCAAAAGCCAGATACATCGCGACCAAACTGGCCGCGTGCATGAGTAGCGAGTAGCGGATGGCGTTAAGCAGAAGGCGCATTGTATTTGCGGCCGATAGCCAGCTTGATGGTTAGACCAATCACGCTAATAACTATCGGAGCCAGAATGTCGCCGCTAGCAAATCCATGAGTGGCAACAGAAAGGAATATTGTGTCGACAAAGCTGAAGTCGTTTTCGAAAAAGAATTTCATACTCCACCCTCCAGCATATCCAATTGACCATCCTCGACATCGACCGGATCTTCATCCTCAGGAATCTCCGATATCGCCATCAGCAGCTCAACAAACAGATCGGATGGGACCGAAACCGCATGAGGCTCGCCAAGGATGATCTCGTTGATTTCTTCCTGACTAAATACCTTGTGGATTGCCTTCGATGCTGCAACCAGATTTGAAGGCCATTCCCGCTTAACCACAGCAGCCTTCTTCCGAACCGCACCAGTAATCTTGCCCTTACCAGTCTCAGCAGCAACGGCCTTCAGCCGTTCAATCTCCTGAGCCGCGCCATCACCATGCTTGCGGACAACATGTACAGCCTCGGTCGGCGTAATGACACCATCAGTAATCGCCTGATGCACCTCTTCGCCACCAGAAGCCAGGATCAGCATCTGGTCAATATGCCCGCGAGACTTGCCCACCATCACGGCAATCTCAGCAGCATGCATGCCGTCGATATCACGCATCGCCTGATAGACCATTGCCTCGCCAACCTTACTCAGCGCTAACTGGCTATTGCTGGTAACGATGCGCGCCCGACGTTGCGCCATGGTGCCTTTGAACGGGATGGCGGCTACTTGAGTGAATGGCTTGCCGTCGACGCTGAAATCCTCAGCCAAAAGTTCGCGAAACGCAGCAGTCCGGCAATGCCCCTCGACAACCTCAGTCGCGCCAGTCTCTGGATTAACGAACACCTCGATAGCTGGCAGAATTCCGCCTGAGCGAACGAATGCCTTCATACCGTCGATGTGAGCGCGCAGTTCAGCTGGATCGTTGAATTTGCGCGATTCGTTGAAGCCTTCGACGATGACCAGTGAATCAATGCGGACTTTGAAGAGATCGCCTCGTCCGACTACTTTTTCGGCTACTAGTTTGTTCATGGTGAAGAGTTGGGGTTGGGCGGTCATTTAGAAGAATCCTTGTTGCGTTGAAGAAGCATTGCGTCTGCCATTTCGTAGGCTGTTTCGCACAGGCACTTGTTCAACTCGGCGCCTGACCCGTAAAGCTCGAGGTCTTCCCAGTAAACAGGTGTTAGCGCTGCCATTGCCTTGGCCGCGAAGTAATCGCGAATGCTGATGCCGAAATACTGAACACCCATGCCATCTGGATGCACTACAGGAAATGCCGCGCCGCCATTTTCAACTGTGTGCTTGCCCATCGTTCCTACCCTCTCAGTAATTTACATTCAACCTGCTATAGCGGTTATTCAGCTTCTTTCAACTCAATCGCCTTAGCCGGAGAAGCCTCGATAATTGCTTTCAGAATCGGCTTCCAGATCGACCACCAGGCAGAGGCTTGCGAATCCATCTGACTGATTTCGTCGTCGCCAAATGCCCACCATTCGGCCAGCGTATGGAACTGACAACCTATCTGCATGCATTCGGCCGTGTATGTGAGCGGCCAGATATCGCACTGGACGGACTTTATTTCTGACATGTTTCCGACAACACCCCAAAGAGATGCGGCGGAGCTCAGGTTGGCGTAGCTCAGGT